AACTCGCGCTTCCGCCAATAAATGCGCGACAAGATCCTCGCTCATAAAACGGCAAAATCCATCTTGGCCTTGATCGGCTTGGTGTTCACAGACTGATGACTGCCGCGCACCAGTTTCCGGTGCTCACCGCCGCCCAACAGCGCGTAAGCAAAAGCATCACCGACATGCGAGTGCTGATTCTTGTTCGGAGCATCTCGAAAGCGATCCGTGCCGCCAGAGATCCCGACCCGCTTGAAATGATATCCGCCAGCCAGGCTCTTACGCAACCGTCTACACTTGCTGTCAACCAGCAGGCCAGGCTTGCCGCCGATCAGCCGTAACATCGGAGCAGCACCCGCCTCACGCCTGACCTGGAAATCATTCGATGCCGTCGGCCTGGCGTTCAGCCCCAGCGTGCGAAGATGATCAAAACTCGTAACCTCGAAGATCTGATCTCTTGCAGCGCCAGCCGGATCACCCCAGATCTGCGGCTCCAACCCCTGAAATCGGGTATTCAGCTCATAAAGCAAATGCTGACCGAAACGCTCAAGGCCCATGTCCTCACTAACCAGCTCATGCAACATCTTCCAGGTGCCGGATGCCGTTCGCTGGCAGAACACCGCGGCCGGGGTCAAGCCAAAGTCCAAACCGATCACGATGGGCGCCGTCTTATCAACCTCCAGGCCATCGATGCTCATGGTCACATCGTCATATTCGGTCCAGACCGGCCGACCCTCTTTCACATAGACGTATTGCCCACCCACATAACATTGAATCCAGTCCAGATCCTTCCCGCCTAATTGCTGCTCGTAATACCCCGGCGGCAAATTATCGACATTCTCCGCAGCCGGATTGATCAGCCAGAATTTCTGCGCTGCCGGTATCGCATCAGGCGTATCAGATGGAACCGAGTTCATGCCTGGCGGCTGGCGGAAAAACGTCCACTTGTACTTGCCTTTCACCGGCTCCTTCTCGGCCAGGCGATGCCACCAGTGATCGTCGTCAGTTGGGTTCGTATCGGCCCAGATGCCCCTCCAGGGAGCACCACCATTAGCCTTGGTGGGGTAACGCCCAACGCGATGCGTTAAGCCCTGTACGACGGCGAGAGGCAGCTCACGGGCCTCATTTACCCAGGCGCCGGTCAGCTCCAGCGACAACAGTTTCCGCACGTCTTTCGGCTGATCGAGCGCGAGAAAAATCACTTCCAAATCGAGACCAGGAACACCATCGCGAGGCGGCAATTTAATATGATGCGTCAATGGCGGCGACCAGCGCATATTGCCCCATTGATTTTCCGGGAAGATCTCGGTCCAGGTCTTCAGTGTCGTCGTTCGCAGCTCTGGATAGCTGTTCCGCACCACAACAAAACGGCTATAGCGAATATTGTCTTTCGGAGAAGCTGGCTGCTTGACAGCGCGCAACATCACCTCGGCAGCACAAGCGTAACTCTTGCCAGACCCGACCGGCCCCAAGAGGCCACGAAAGAAGCTATCATCGCTCAGAAACTTCCAGACATTGGGAGCCTTGGAAAAATCCAGACTTAGGGTTTCCAGCGCCTCATCGGTCTGCACCTTGCGCCGTCTGCTGCTTCGGTCTGCGTTTCGTCTTACCATCACCGTCCATCCTGACTATTTCCAGTTCGTGATCTAATGCGTTCAGCAACTTCTCCAGAGTATTCACTCCGCCATACCTGTGCGCGTTTTCAATACGCAAAATCGTTAGCGGATGCACCCCGGAAATGCCAGCCAGGTGCTGCTGCGTCCAGCCACGCTCTTCGCGAAGATCCCGGATCGTATTACCGATCCACGGTGTCGTCGTCATCCACTACCTCATAGGTCGTTACCTCCGGGCCTTTCAAATTTATGCCAATCAGTGACGGCCGGTGCAGGTCAGAAGCAACCTCCAGCAACCCCCTATGCTTTGCCAGCAAGCGCAACGCCGGTAACTTGTCGTGCATTTCCAGCTCGATATTGTTGCCATGCGCCGTCGCGGTTACCCTGACCTTCTTCACCGCCTTGCGCGCCCTCGCTGACAGCTTGGCACTATCCTTGAACGTCACCCGGCCAGCGTTATCCCAGCTCAATACGTCAGTGATCTCGGCCGCGGCCAGAGCTTCCAGCTCATCGAGCACCGCCTGGCGCTTGCCCTCATCCTGTTCACGCAATGCGGCACGCGCCTGGCGGATCGTCATCTTGTCACTCGGCATCAGAAGGCTTTCCCCAATAAACAAAAACCATCGCATCGCATTTCGGACAGTGTAAATTACTCACAATAGAGTATTCCTCTGCCTCCTCCGCATCATGGTCACCGCCCCAAATCAGCTCAGTATGACAAGCCCAACAATTCATCCGTCATCATCCACCGGCATCTTCAACAATTCCCGGTGACACGCCAGGCAGTAACCAGCGCCATCATCACGCCACTCCAGATGCGTCACCTGACCGCACCAGTCGCATAGAATCATGCGGGAATTACCTTCATTCGTCATCGGGCACCTCCAACTGCCCTGCAATAGCGGGATAAGCCGCGCCGTCGCAATAGTCATCGGCATTAACTTCACCTAACTGGGTTCTCGCGATCTTCGCCAACGCAAACATTAGTGCTGCCTGTGACGCGGTCAGCGGTTCGGTCGGATCGCGGCGAATCCGCAGAAAAGCGTTCCAGAGTTCCGCTATATTCTCGAAATTTTCGTGCATGTCGCCATGCTGCTCGGCGCGGGGGCCTGACACCAGCTCGGCGGCTTCGTTCAGCAGATCAACCGCCTTCATCGTTTTCTGCCAAAATATCGTGTCACCTCCCCGTAGAGAACCGCGGGGGTGGGCGGGGGGCAAGGGGGCCACCTCTTCATTTTTCGGATTTTCGGCATTTCAAAAAGGTATCCTTCGTTTGGGTTTTGCAATCTAGCCGATCCCGGCCCACTTTGCCACCTGGTGCAGCATCAACGGCGCCGATCTACCCTGATCTTGTGCAGCGATGCACATCTCGACAGTATATTCCCTGACCTGGTCGGGCTCGATGCCAGCCAACGCCAGGCGCCGGGCTTCCTCGGCCTGCACGTCGGGGTCTCGGTGCTGTCCGGTCACCGCCTGGACGCCAGCCAGGAAGGCGCCGACGATGCGTTTATGAATGCCATCGTCAACCCCTCGGACTCCCCTTTCCTTATGCTCTTCGGTCGGCGTCGGTTCGTCATCGATGTCGGCCACCACCTTTGGCAGAGCTGAAAAGAACTCCTCTTTAGTGGGCAGTTTGGTCTGCTTACCTTCAAACAGTATCTGATATCGCCCGGTCATCCCTGCCTTACTCTTCCGCTTGACCGGATACATCCTGGCCTTGAGGCGCCGAACATACCCAGCCTTGACCAGCAGCGAGACGTGCCGGGTGATGGTACTTCTCTTCCTGTTGACATGCCTGCCGATTGTCACCCTCGAAGGCCAGCAGACGCCAGCACCGTTAGAATGCAGGCAGAGCGCGCCGAGAACGCGCAGAGTAGTATGCGCCAGGTCGTCATCCTGGATGGCTCTCGCCGGCAAGATTGAGTAGAGCCTGGTGTCGGGCTTGTCCTTAAAAGGGGATTTCATCATCGAGATCCTTGTCGCTGACCGCTGTCACTGTCGCACCGGGCCAGTAGCTCTTGACCTCAAGCACCTCGGCCGGGAGAAATTTGATAGCCTCATCTATGTGCATCCGCAGGGCGCCGTCCTCGATATCTGCAATCGATGCACCAGGCTGATACATCGCCACGCGCCGACCGCTGGGATGATCGCCAACAAACACCGCCTCGCCTGGCGGTAGATGTCCAGCCTTCCGCGCTTCGGCATCCAGCGTTAGCCAGGCGCGCCGCATTGCGGCCGCTGCTTTCTCGATCCGCGGCTTGTCATCATCCCTGATGGCCGCGTTCAATTTATCGAGCTGCGCGCGAAATCGATTCGCCAGGTCAGGCTCCACCGCTGCACATAATCTGTAGGTATCGCCCCACAGCGTTTCAAGCCTAAATGCCTCTCGATCCAACGCCTCTATTTGATCCATTATTCACCCTCCTAAATTGGACTGAATTGGCCCGGACGGACAGGACACGGACACCTAAGGTGAGTGTCCGGTGTCCGGTGTCCATCACGACTCCGCATCTCTTGTCCGCTAATCTGTCCGCCTTTCTCGTTATCTAATGAAATCAACCACTTGACACCCGGACACGCTTGTCCAGTGGCTTGTCCAGGCTGTCCGGGACACTTATTCATCAAAACTAGACCAATTCCGCTTTTTGGTATCCGCGACAACCCAGAAACGCCCCCCTTCAGCGACCACCAGCTCCTTCTCCATGAGCTTTCCGGCAGCACGTCTAAACGCCTTGCTTTGGGCTTCCGCTCCACCACTCGACAGCGTCATCCCGGCAGCGACAGACCGCCAGTGCTCCTCTTCGACAGTGCGCCACGGGATGCCTGCTACGGCATATTCCTTGCCATAGATATCGACCGCCTCCCGCAGTGCCCGGAGAGCTGTCTCCATTGGCTCGGTCAGCCGATCCTTAACCTTGACCTTTGGCGCTGAGTCCATCGATGACAGCACCAGGCTTGTCTCCTCATCATCGAGCGCACCGATCTGAAACTCGACAACCTTGGCCTCGAACCACCGTGACGGTCCCTGTTCGGCGTCTTTCTGCTTGTGCTGCACGACTTCCAGGTAACTTTCTGCTTTTCTGGCCTGCAGTGAGGCATCGAGTGCCCCCAGCAGCGCCGTGGAGCCTCTGAGAGCGCGAGTTGCGTCTTTTCCTTGGTGATGTACCAGGATGGCCGTGGATCCAGCGTAGTGACTCCGCACATCGTCCACTGATCCGATTGCTGCTGACATATCTGCCGCGCTATTTTCATCACCGATCATGCACCGGGCCAACGTGTCATAGACGATGGCTGCAACCTTGCGGTCACCGCGCAGCGCCTCGATGGTGTCGATCAGATCCTGTGCACCGCCTTGATCCAATGGCGACGGTTCCTCGATCAGGATGAAATCGGCGTTTGCGACTTCGAGCTGGCGCTCCTGATGCCAGGCGCCTACCCTTTTACGCAATCCGCCAACGCCTTCCCCGGCGACATACACCACCAGGGCCTTGGCTAGTTCTGCGCCGTGCCAGTCCGTACCGTGAGCTATCGACAGCATCATGTCGAGCACCAGGAAGGTCTTGTAGGCGCCGGGCTCTCCCCAGACCGCGGTCAGCGAGTTAGCTGGCACCATGTCATCGATCAGCCATCCGCTCGGTCGGCGTGAGAGCAATTCGTGCAAGGTTAGGGCTCGGAGCGGTGTGCTGATCTCGATGTGCTCGCCCGGTGCGAGTGCAGCAGTGGCAGCGCACAGATCGATTAGCTGTTGCCTGGTGCCCCCGGTTTCTATCCAGTCGGTCGGGTCACCCTTGTCGGTTAGTCCTGGCAGCTCCACCACTCGGATCTCGCTGGCACTCGATAGCGTCAGGGCGGCGACTTGCTGCATGTGGCGTTTGCCTGGTTCGTCGTTATCCGGCAGCAGCACCAGGCGCCGACCCTCGAAATGCTGCGCGTATTCCGGTTTCCATTTTCCCGCTCCGCCCGGATTACAGGTCGCGACCAGGCCAAGCTCTTCGAGCGAGTGTACATCTCTCTCACCCTCAACTATGAAGATAGGCGTTCTTTGCCCAGCTCGTGCGATCCTGTCGAGTCTGTAAGGCAGCGGCTCGAATTGGGGATCGAGCGTAGGCTTGCGTCCATCTGGCAGGGCTTGTGTGAATTTCTTGTCTGGCCCGTAGCGGTACACCACCAGGTGCGGCTCACTGACTGCGGTCACATATACATACTGATCGATGACGCGCTGCGGTACTCGAAGGGCGCTCAGATCTGCGCCGTCGTAATTGTCATCGATCTCTACGCCGAGATTATCGCGGAGCCAGGCGGCAGCACCTCCCGAACATCTGGCGCCTACAACCAGGTGTTCGATGAGGTCGCGAACGCCGCCGCCTTGCTCTACCTCGAAATCGTACCAGGTTCCGGTCTTAACCGACACCTTCCGGGCATTGTGAGATCCCCAGAATAGTGTCGCGGCACCTGGCGGGTGCTTATTCGGTTCACCCCAGAACGATTTCGCGACAGGGAGGGCATATTTCTCCCACGCGATCATTCAGACGACTAGAACAGGTCGTCGTCGTCGGCTGCGGCTGGCTGTGGCGCTGGCACGGGCTCCGGTGCTGGCGCTGGCAGCGGTCCAGGCTCCGGGTCGTCGCGTTCCGGTTTATCGACCCACTTGGCGAGACTGAATTGTGGCGCCTTCACTACTGCCGGGCCGTATTTCATGTTGACGATTTCATCGATCTTCAACACTGCGACCTTTCCGGGGTTCTTTTTTGCGCCATCGTGAACATCTGTCCAGATCGCGGTCAGTGCGTCCCTCGATGCTCGGCCGTTGGTGTTCCACGGCTTCCATCCAGTGCTGGGCGCCCCGCCTTTCTCCGTGACGTAGACATCCACATGAAACGCCGGTTTGAAATCATCGCCGGGTTTCGGGGATTTTGTGTTTGGCACGTCTGTCCAGCGATAATCCGGTGCTGCACCTGCCGCGAGTTTACCCCAACCTGTCTGTATGCTGTCGGGATCTACCGCCAGGCTTTTTAGATCGCACAGATCCCCGTCTACCGAGAATTTGCCGTCCATTGCCTTCCAGTCGAAAAATTCTCCTCCTGGTTCGTTCAATACATCAAGCATCATCTTCCTCCGATCTTGATTGACTGGTTCCGCCAGCCGCGGGAAATTTCGTAGGCCAATCGAGCCATTTGATGATCAGCTCCCAAGTCTGCCAGGGGAGCACCACCAACGTCTCGCGCTGATCGTCACGACAGAACATCATGTCAGATCCGCCGCCTTGTTCGAGCGCGCTGTAGAGGCTGGTGTAAGATTTCTTCCGGCGTTTGCACTCCGCGATCATACCGGCGATCTGGATGTCGCCAGGAAACCGCTCGACCGCACCGGACAGCGGGATGCGGAACGCGTCAATGCCCAGCGCCTGGTGTCGGTGCACCACTTCCAGCTCGAAGCCGGAACCCTTGCGCTTTGCAGCACTCACTTCGGTGCGTTCTCGATGATCGAATTAAACGCTCGTTTCCGTTGTGCCGAATGCCAATCCGCGGCCCTCTGAGGAAGCGCATCGAGCAAAATATCCTCCACTACACTGCTTTGTGAGCGTCTTTCTCGCTTCGCGGCTTTCCTTAATTCGGCGCAGATTTCAGCGGTTAAATGGAGATGTTTCTGTTTCATCATAAATTATTTTCACTTTTTTTCAATAAAAGCACCGTTTGGGGGTTGCAAAGGTATCACAATGGCTTTATATGACAATAGGAAACGATAGAGAAACGGAAGAGAAAGGAGCCAGAATGAACCATGCAGTTGATACCACGATCCGGCGGATGGCCGCTGATGTCGTGAAAATCGCTGAGGATCATGGTGGTCTGGTCGGTCCCAATTTCGCGAAGGATCTGGTTGTGCTTTGCACTTCCAGGGGCAAGCGGAGCCGGGGCGGAAAGCGGCTGTTCGACGGTTTTGTGAAGTCGTTCATTTCCATCAACCGGAAAAAAGCCTGGTGGTATGAGCCCAAGCTGAAAAGCGGCTGGGACCACGGACCCAAAACGGTCAAGCGGATGATGGAAACAGCCCGGAGCCCGAAAAGAGCCCTCCGGTATCACAAGTGGCTCACCTGGCTCGAAGAAGGGAAAGCGGTCTTGGGAGAATACGCCAGCATCGCGGACGATCCAGAAATCGGAGACATGACCGGCGACCACACCGACACCGACAAGGTGCTGGCCAATGTGGTTTGCCACGAAATAGCCCACGCCATTGATTTGGAGAACTGGGGAAAGAGTGGTTCGAACCCAGACCCGGTAGTGATCGACGGCAAGGATTGGGGCCGGAACCCAGGAAATAGCCACGGGAAAAGGTGGCGGGAAATTTACCGGGTGCTGCGGAACGCCTATGTGGCGACCGGCGCCTACAAAGAAGAGCCAACCCCAAAAATTAAATTAGTGGTGGATAACACCAAAGCGGACGACCGGATGGAGCTGCTCGGTTTGCCGTTGTTCGAGAAAGCAGCCTAGAGGAGAGAGCAATGAAGTTACTCACCAAGGAAATCAAAGCCAAGCTGGAGAAGAATGCCGCGGAGGGCTGGACGGATGCAAAGCCTGTCGTGAAGTTTTTCAACCCGTGCGGTGCCGCGACCTGGTTGATCTCGGAACTGGACGAAGATGGCGACACCATGTTTGGGCTGTGTGACCTGGGTTTCGGGGAGCCAGAACTGGGATATGTGAGCCTGGCGGAATTTAAAGCGGCGAAGGTGCCGCCGTTTGGCCTGGGGATTGAGCGGGATCTGCACTGGACCCCAGAAAAAACCTTGAAGGAATACGCTGACGAAGCGCGGCTTGATGGTCACATCAAATCATAGAGGAGGAGGAAAGTGATGACTAAAGTCTGGAAATTTGACGACACCGGCGAGGCGTATGACGCCACAATGTGCGACGAAGCCATAAAGACAGGCGACACCCTGGTCGCTCATGGCGATGGAGTGGTTGGGGTCGCCCACACCTGGCCGGTTGCCGTGACCAAGAAACACGGAGAGTTTCACAAGTTCAAAAACCCGGAGGCGACACCAGTAAACGTGCTGACCGGCGAGGTTCTGCTGGATAAGCACGATTACTGGTCAAAATTGAAAGTCGAACATATCCTGGCGGCGGTTGAAGTCGCCAAGGAGATGGGCCTGGAGTTGGACGATGGCTTAGGAGCAAAGGCGGCGTTTCATACAGCATTTGAGGAGGGCAAAACAAAATGAAAACGGCCGAAGAATACAGGGCCGAAGCGACACGGTCATATGAGCGCATCCGGGAAAGCCGGGAACGCTTCGACACTGACGGGTTCCTGAGCAACTGGGCGAGTGGTCTGGGCGCAAATCTTGCGAATACCAGGGCCGACTTGCTGGACGCTGGAAAGGTGGCGAAATTTCCAGGGCTGTACGAAGGCGACCGGAGGGTCAAGGCCAGGACGATCAGAACCAAGTTCGGGAATAGCTGGCTGCTGCATGAGGATGAGGCGGATCTGATCGAGAGGCGGGGGAAGAAATTCCTTCCCTGGGGGCCGAGGTCCAGAATCCACAAATCACTGGGTCTGGAGGTCCGCACGGAGATGGCCCCGGCTTGGGCCGACTACGGTGGCAGCGGCAAGGGATTGGCTGGAGCTTCCACTGTCCACGTTGCAGTTTTCAGAACCGGCGACAAGTGGGGCGCCGACGCGGTTTTAGTTAATGAGGAGAAAGGATAAAGCAATGTACGGATGGATCATCGACACGGACTTTTGCTACGGGCCGCACGATTTAAGCACGGCCGGAAAGGCGGGACCAATGAACGGCCTGGACGTAAAGGAGGGCGAGGGCGAGGAGTTCGAGCTTTACGATGACGATAAGAACCTGATGGCGACCGGCCGGATCGTCGGAGATTATGACGGCTTCGAGCCGCTCGATGATTTTGGGATCGGCTGGTATGGCGCCACCGGGATCAAGTACGGCGGCAAATGGCTTTAGAGGAGAGAGCAATGACGATTGAAGAAGCACGCAAGATCGTAGGCAAGGGGTCGCCCCGCTGGGCGCTGAAGAACATGGTCAAGGCCCTATCGATGCACGCCTGGCACAACACCCCGGCGGAAAACTTACGGCTCGAAGCGGCCAAGCTGGTTTTGAAAGGAGGAAAGTGATGAAGTTCAAACCCGAAGATCTGCCGCTCTTGGATACCTACGATTG